CAGATGGAAGGCAAGGCCAGCAACAAATCTCTGACGATAGCGACGGGCATGGCTACCGCCGGGTTGATCGTAGCCCTGGCGAGTTTTATTCTGCGAGTTCTGGGACATTAGGAGGGGAATAATGACGCAACAGATACGCCGATTCGGCCACATCAAAGACAAGCGCGACCATCGCGACTACCTGCATCGGCCCAGCGTCGCCGCAATCCCAAATCAGTACAGCCTGGCGCAGTACCTGCCGACGGTGCGCGACCAGGGCCAATTGGGTGCCTGCGTCGGATTTGGAATCGCTGGCAATCTCTCCGGCACCGCCATCCAAACGTCAGCCTATAGCGAGTGGTTCTCCCCGCTCTGGGTCTATAACCTCGCTCGTCTGAAAGAGGGAACGCTCACGCAGGACGCCGGCGCGGAGCCGCGTGACGCGCTGGACCAACTCGTCGCATACGGCTGTCTGCTCGAACATTTCCGCCCCTACACGGATACGCTCGACACCTCTGACCCGACCACCTGGTCATATCAGGGGATGCTCGACACCGCCTACGCAGCGCAATACCCGCTCCTGACTTATGTGCGCGTCGATGACGGCGGGACGAACATCTGCGACGCGCTTGCCGCCGGTCATTTCATCTCCATCGGCGCTCCGTGGTTCGATTCGTGGATGAACATCGGCTCCGATGGCGTTCTCCCCGCGAACTACACCACCGTCGATGGCGGCCATGAGACGTTTTTGTTCGGCTACGACCTCACGGCTCAAGTGTTCTACGGCCAGAACTCTTGGGGCAACGACTGGGGCCTCCACGGGACGTATGTCATGCCGTTCTCAGCACTCGACGCCTTCAAAGCCAACGGCGGATACGACGCGCATTATGTGACCGTCAATTGGTCATCGAACCCAGCGCCGCCCAACCCAACCCCGACTCCTACTCCAACGCCGACGCCGACCCCCGGCCCGTCAGTCTGCTGCGGGGCGACTAGACTGGCATATCGTTACATCAAGCGCCGGCTCCGCCAAAGCGTGCTTCCCCAAGGCACATCCAACAGCGTCATCCTCAAGGCCGGCGTCACGTACCAGATTGACGCACTCAAGAGCGGCAAAGTCCTCGACATCGACGAACTGCGTATCACGGTGAAGAAGTGACCGTAGGATTCGAGGCGCTCCTCAAATCGCTTGAGAGCAAGAGTCTAGTATCCGGCGACAAGTGTACCCGTGTCGTCCTGGAGTTCGATAGTTCCGACGCTCTGCAATTGCTCAACGATTTGAACGCGCTTCATTCGGCTGAGAAACTTGTAGCCGTCGCCATCTCTGACGGGACTGCCAACAACAAGAAAGCGCAGAGACCGGGCGTCGGGGTGACACGCAAGGGAAAAGCGAATGGCATTCAAGAAGGGTGAGTCTGGCAACCCCGCTGGCCGCAAGGTTGGGACAAAGAACCGCTTCACCACGCTCAAGGCCGCATTCCTCGACGCCTTCACAACGATGGGCGGCACGGAAGCGCTCGTGGCGTGGGCGAATAAGTCCGACCACAACCGCGCCATCTTCTACCAGATGGTAACGAAACTCTTCCCAACAGAGATTGTCGGCGGTGACGAGAGCGCCGCACCGATCCGCGTCATCTATCAGTTGGTCGAGCCGCCCGAAGGTGGCAACGGCGACGGCGGAAATGGCAACGAAGGCAAACGAGGCGACTGATGGGCAAGAGCGCGTCTGGCGGAAACAAGAAGTCAAGCAAGGCGGACCAGCCGAAGCGTCGGCGATATGTCGCCTCCAAGCGCGGCTGGAAACGGCGCTATGCCTGCCTGCAACGCCATATTGCCCAGCACCCGAATGACGCGGTCGCTCCGACAGCGTTGCCGCGTGTGCGTCAACTGCTAGGGCTGTAACCAGAATGAGCACCAGCGTAGCCGAAATGAGCGTAGGCCCGAGAGCCGGCGACCTCATCAAGAAAGTCACGACCGTCTATAAGCGGAACGCGGCTTGCCGCGCACCGTATGTCGTGAACGTCGGCGGCTCGCGTTCCTCGAAATCGCACAGCATCATCCAACTGTTCATCCTGCGCTTCATGGAGGAAGGCCCGGACCGCCGGTTCCTGACGACGCGCAAGACGTTTCCCGCTCTGCGCTCGTCGGTGCTGGAACTCAAGGTGTTGCCGCTGTTGCGTGAATACGGATTGCTCGACCATCTCATCTACGAGAAATCAACCCACACAATCCTGAACCCGTCGAACGGCAACGTCTGGCGCTTCATTTCCGTCGATATGCCGGAGCGCATCCGGTCGGAGGAGTGGAACTACGTCCACATCGAAGAAGCGAACGAGTTCACGTGGGACGACTTCATCGAACTCCGCATCAGAATGAACCGACCGCACGGGCCGGGCGAGGTGAACCAGATATTCCTGTCTCTCAACCCGTCGGACGAGCATGGATGGATTAACGAGCGGTTGCGTCTGGCGGACAACGTCACCTGGATTCGCTCCACCTACAAAGACAACCCGTTCTTAGACGCCGCGTATATCCACGAACTGAACGCGCTGGAGAAGATGGATGTCCGACTGTACAAAATCTTCGCGCTCGGCGAATACTGCGGGCGCGTCGAGAGCATCTATGGCCCGCTCGAAGTCGTGGATGGCGGGTGCCCGTTCACGCCGGACGAGACAATCTACGGCAACGACTTCGGCTTCAACAACGAGACCGCCGTCGTGCAGGTGGATTACAAGACCGACTTCGGCGCGGACCACCGTCCGACTGTCTATCTGACGGAGCGGCTGTACGCGAAGCAGATGACCAATGGCGACCTCATCCGCTGGATGGAGACGCAGAACATCGGCCAGAATCCGGAGATATACTGCGACGCCGCCGAACCGGCCCGCATCGCTGAGATACACCGCGCCGGGTTCAACGCCCACCCCGCCGAGAAGGACGTGGTCGATGGCATCGACTTCGTCAAACGATTCCGGCGCATCACCGACCCGCGGAGCGTCAATCTCATCCGCGAGTTCGAGCATTACAGTTGGAAAACCGACAAAGACGAGCGGGTGCTGGACGAGCCGGTCAAGTTCGACGACCATTGCTGTTTCATTGCCGGCACAATGGTGATGACAGACCAAGGCGAAAAGCCAATTGAATCAATATCCATTGGCGATCGTGTACTCACGCGGCAAGGTTATTATCCGGTAGCCCTTTGTGGAATGACTGATCCAGCGGCTACGGTTTATACGGCGGTCTTTAGTGACGGAAATCATCTGACTGGGACTGGAAATCATCCGATTTTCTGTCCCGGCAAGGGATTTATACCACTTGACACGCTTCGATATGGTGATATAATAGAGATATGCAAAACGAACGCATTATCTATCAAGGTATCCCATATCGAAGATATCCCAAAGCAAGGCAGCGGGCAGATCGCGTCTATTTCAAGGCCAGCGAGAATATCCCACTTGAGCGGCGTTATCTCCATCGGGCGATCTGGATTGACAACAATGGGCCGATTCCTGCGGGTCATGCCATTCATCACAAGGATGGCAATCCGCTCAATAATGACCGCTCCAATTTGGAGTGCAAGCCAATCTTTAGGCATCTGTCGGACCACGGCAAGGCGGTTCCGCACGACCTTAATCACTTGGCCTCCATCCGGCCCCTTGCCGCCGCTTGGCATCGAAGTGGGCCGGGAAGAGATTGGCATCGTCAACACGGGCGCGACGCTTATCGGAAGCGTCAACCTGTCATTAGAACATGTGCCGTTTGTCATAACGATTTCCCAGACCTTGGCCTCCGAGATAGCGACCGCTTTTGCTCGAACAAATGCAAGTCAGCATGGAGACGCAAGGCCGGACTCGATAATGTCACCCGCCAATGCGTCAATTGCGGCGAAGAGTTCACAATCAACCGATATTCCAAGACAACCGCTTGCTCTAAAAAGTGCGCCGCACTTTATCGGTGGCGCAGCCGAACCAAATAAAACCTCCGTCTATAACCTTTCCGTCCAAACCGTTCACGAGTTCTACGCGAACGGAATCCTGGTTTCCAACTGTGACGCGGCACGCTACGCTATCTATACGCACTTGCGGCGGCGGCTCAATGCGCCGGAATTCAGCGTCGTGTTCGCATAAGGGGATATCAACATGAACGCGAATGATAAACCGACCGTCAGTCGGTTAGAATGGCTCGCCTACCGAGCCGGGCGGATTAAGCAGATGTACTCCGTCGGCATCTCCACCGCCATCCGCGGCGGCGGCGCCCGCCCCGATTACAGCGACAATAGCGCGTGGAACACGGGGCGCTATTGGGGCACGGACCTGATGAACATGAAGTCCAAGACGAAAGAGGACTTCATTCAGAACGAGTTCACGTCGTGGGTTTACACCTGCGTCAATCTGAACGGCAACACCTGCGCCGCCGTGCCGTGGCACCTCTACACGACGAAAGAGACGCCAGGCCAGAAGTTCACGACCTGCCGCACGAAATCCATCAACCGCCCGCGCCGTAAATGGCTGGAGTCGAACCCAAACCTCGTCGTCAAGATGGAGAACTCCGCCGATGTCGATGAAATCACGGACCATCCGCTCATCGACCTGCTCATCAACCCGAACCCGTGGATTGAAGCGTCGGACCTGTGGTATATGACCATCGTCGATATGGACCTGACCGGAGAGGCGTACTGGTGGATACCGCCCGACAAGACGCTCGGCGTGCCGACGGAGATATGGCCCGTTTGCGCGCAGTACATTAACCCGATACCCGACGCCAGCGCGTTCATCAAGGGCTACATCTACGAGCGCGGGCGGGCGAAGCATGAGTTCCCGCCAGAGGAAATCATCTACTTCCGGCGCCCGAATCCGCGCAACTTCTTCTCCGGCTTCGGCCCGGTTCAAGGCATCTCCGATGCCAGTTACACGAACCGCGAGTTGTACGAGTTGGAGGAGGCGTTATTTGCGAACCGCGCCAACGTCGGCGGCGTGCTGGAACTCGGCGAGAACGTGAGCGCCGTAGAGCGTGACCGGCTGGCGGAGACCTTCTCCCAGCGCTATCAGGGCAACGCCAAGGCGGGCAAGACCGCCATCCTGCCGCCAGACGTTAAGTTCGTCAAGACGACGATGACGATGCAGGAAATGGCGAACGTCGATTGGCGGAAACTGAATAGAGAAGAAATCTGCGCGGCGTTGGATGTCAACATTTCCGTGTTGACGGCGCAAGGCGTTTCGCGCTCCAACGCCGAGGTCGGCGACTACCGACACGCGAAGAACGGCATTCTGCCCCGTCTGCGGAAACTGGAAGAAAAAATCAATCAATCGCTCTGTCCGCTGTTTGACGAGAAGATATTCCTGTCATTCTCAGACCCGGTGCCGGCGAACCGAGAGTTGGAGATGAACGAACGCAAGACCTACACGGCCGCCGGCATCCTGGCCATCAACGAGGCCCGCGCCGACTTGGGCGAAGAACCCGTTGACGGCGGCGACGACCCGCTCGTGAGCAATCTGATGGTGCCGCTGAGTTCCATCACCGCGAACGCGGTGCCGAACCCGGAGATGGCGCAGGAAGAGGAAGAGACGCTCGCCGAGAACCTGGCGCGGAGCGCGATGGACATCATCAAGGAGCGACTCGGAGCATGAAACAATCGAAAGGGCCGTGGCGAGGCTTCGTCAGTTGGGATAACCCTTTTTATGATGGGCAATTCAACCTCATGATATTCCGGGTCGGCGTAGATTGGAGAGCCTCCAGCGATGTCCATTCGCTGAATCTCACGATATTCAATCTGACGGTTATACTCCAAACGTGCTGGTGGGGGGCGAGATGAGTCTCGTCAAAGTCATCATCATTCTGATGTTCACCATCATCATGGGGCTGACGTGGTTCATCTGGGGACGGAAGAAACAATGAAACAACGTCATGCTGACCTCGCCGTCACGGTGGCCGACCGCTTTCTGGCGGAAGCGGCGCGTGACGGTATCGCCGAACGTCTGGCCGAGACGATAGCCGCACGGGTGGGCAACGGTGTTGTTCATGTGGACAACGCGGTTGTTCGGGCCGCCGGTGACACGGGTGAGGAGACGGTCACGCCGGATGAAATCATGTTGGCGCATGACCATCTCTACGAAACACGCGGCGAGTTCCAAGTCTGGCTTGTCCACGGCGACTACATCCGTCGCGAGATAGACACGGACTTCACGAACTTCGGCCAGCACTACCGGTTCTTCTTCATTCCGGAGAAAGAGTTCTGGATTGACAACTCCGTGTTCGCGTATGAGTACGGCTTCTATATCGACCACATGGCGACGGAGTACCGCCTGATGGTCGGCGGTGACGATTACGACCACGCGCTGGAATACGCCGACCGCAAAGAGCGCGACGAGCGCCAGTCGGCCGGCGGTGTTTATCGTGGCCCGATGGATGCGCCGGACGCCGCCGAGCGCGTTCACCGCGAGCAAATCGACGCATACAGCAACGCCTACGTCACGTGCTGGCTCGTGGACGGCGACCTCATCCGCAAGGACTACGATGACGACTTCACGGAAGGCGGCCACGACCTCGTCTATGCGACATTCATCCCGCCCGGCGAGATGTGGCTCGACGATGAGGATGAGCCGCCCGAGATGCCGTTCTTCGCGCTTCACGAATTGACGGAGCGCGGGCTGATGCTGACGGGGATACCGTATGATCGAGCGCATCACGAAGCGAGCCGCGTAGAGTTGGAGGCGCGCCTGCATCCGGAAACGCTCACGGCGAAACTCGCCGAGGCGCTCAAGGCGAACGAACACGCCACGGCTCACGCTCTAATCGCCCCGGAAACCCCGCTGGGAGGGTCTAGGAGCCATTTTGACAACCAGGCCGCAGTCCTGGCTATCGTGAAACGGCCCCGCAGGCGCAAAATCAGCATGACGGAACGCCGGCGCGTCATTCTCGCTCTGAATCGACGGCTCAAACGGTTCGAGCATCGCATCTCTGCCGCGATGCGGCGCGTCTGGGCGCATGAGCGGAAAATCATGCTCGCCCACATGAAGCACTCCGGCCACCAGAAAGATTGCCCAGACTGCAAGGGAACAGGCTACGCTCACATCTCTACGGACGTGGGGCTCATCAACACGCCTTGCCTTGTTTGTCGAGGCTCCGGCAAGGACTACCGCCCCGACCTCATCGAGCGGTGGTTAGCCGGCTCCAGCGCGATGAAGAACTTGACAGCCGAGGAACTGCGACCCATATTCAAAGCGATACTGGACGCCGAGGGCGACGCTCTGAACGACAACTACGGACTCGGCATTGACTTCGATATGACCTCTCCTGCGCTCGTGGAGTATCTCCGCACGTACACCATCAAACTCGCTGACCAGTTGCAGACGACCAGCCAGGAGATGCTCACCGACACGTTGCGCGCCGGGATGATAGCCGGAGAAGGCATTCCGGACCTCACGCGGCGCATCACGGAGATGTTCCAGTCGTGGGACCGATATCGCGCCGAGCGCATAGCGCGCACCGAGACGTTGCGCGCATCGAACGCCGCGGCGGTCGAGACGTACAAGCAGAGCGGGCTGGAATCGAAGGAATGGATGGCGAGTGAGGATGATTTGACCTGTTTTCCGGCGAACACGAATGTCATCACCAGAAGCGGAGAGACGCATATCCAGGATATCCAGAAGGGCGACGAAGTTCTTACTCATGCGGGCTGGCGACGGGTCTCGCGGACTATGCGGCGCAGATATGCTGGCAAGATGATCGAGATAGAGACATCCGATGGGCGACGGCTGACGGCAACTGCCGAGCATCAGGTGTATGAAGTTGGCTATGGCTGGCGGGAAATTCAAGCCCTACGACATGGGAGCCGACTGAAGACGAGCGACAATCAAATCATCCAGGTCACTCGCGTTTTTTATTTCACTCTCGGCAACGTGGAACACAAGATAGCCAAGTTCGCGCAGTCTCGCATCACGCTTGGCGTCTTTAAAAGGGTCAGGATGCCAATACGTTCCATCTATCTCAAGGCACGCATTCTGTTGAGGCAGATAAAAGTCGATGCTGAGTCTTCCAGCGGGATGCTCTGGACTAAAGGGGATGTGCAGACGCTCCAGGGCTTCACGAACCGCACGCTCAATCGAAGTCTCGCCGCGATATTTGCGACAGCAAGAAAAGCAACAAAATCTTCGCTCCGCATGTTCCGATGGTGTCGCTCTAAATCTCTTGCCGCAGTTCAAGCAGTCAACGAATACCGGAGGGCGACGGCAGGCTTCCGAACAATACTTCTTCCTGGGCGTATATGCGGCGAATTGTTTCCCGCATCGGGGGCATACTTTCCGCACCGTGAACTTTGTCCGGCAGGTCCAACTGCAAACCTTATAACGATGAGCGATAGACTTGTGAACCTCAAAATTCTTCCCGCAGACCGGGCAGATCTTTGTAACCATCGGACCCGAGCCAGACAAAGCGCAGCATGCCCGCGAGCAATGCGTTTTGCTCCGATGGGAGGGGTAGGCGTAGAAAGCTTTGCCGCAAACGGGGCACGTCTTGGTTTGCCCAAATTTCGTGGCCCGATGGTAACACGCCCGAGAACAATACTTCGGTCGAGAGCGGGTTTGCAATTTATAAGCTGGGACAAATTGCTTGTGGCAATACGCGCATATATACATGGTATTTATAGATATTATACCACTCTCGTCCTCGGAAGTCAATCATACTTTGTTTTCAATCTGGAAGTTGAGGGCGCACATACATATTTTGCTAACGGCATCCTTGTCCACAACTGCGAAGATTGCGCCGTACTCGATGGCGAGGTCGTCGCGCTCGATGAGGACTTCTCTGACGGCGAGAACGAGCCGCCCGACCATCCGAACTGCCGGTGCTGTATTCTACCCATCGTGCCGGAGATTGAAGAGGCGGAGAGCGAAAACGAAGAGGAGGAAACATGACCGATTGGAAGTATGACACGCTAGAGGCATTGGAGCGCTGGGTCGCATGGAAGTACATGACCGAGACGCTCTCATGGACGGGCGAGAAAATCGCTTTTGAACTCGACCTGAACCTGGAGCGGTTGCTGAAGTGGGTCAACGCCGGCGCGCACACCATGAACCGCATCATGGACCAACAGCAGGGCAAGGTCAAGGCGATACTGCGCACGCTGATGGAGACGTATCCGTCGAGCGTCGTGTCGCCGGACGCATTGCCGGACATCGACTTGAAGAAGGTCGTCGAGTTCCTGAACGCCCAGGTCTATGACATGGACAAGATGGCGAAAATATTGAAAGTGAACCCCGAGGTGTTCCGCATCTGGTACGGGAAGCACCTCCCGGAGATAAACGCGGCCTTGAAGCAGGCCCACAAGCGAGGAGAATTCTCGCTGAAGTAAAAGGAGACAGGCAATGGATTTTGTTACCGAGCGAAAGAAATTCGTCGATGTATATCCCGACAAGGCCGCCGAGGTTGCCCAGCGACTGAAAATCAAGAAAGACGACCTGGAGATTGTCGTCAAGTACGGCACCTCCGAGACGGTCGAGTCGAACCCCTCCGAGCGGTCCGTGGTGTCATACATCACGACCGGCGTCAAGGACCGCGACGGCGAGGTCATCCTGCCGGACGGTCTGCAGGAGAAGCACTTCCGCGAGAACCCGGTCGTGCCGTTCGGGCATGATTACCACTCCCTGCCGGTCGCGAAGAATATGTGGCTCCGCAAAGACGGCAAGGGTATCCTCGCCAAGACGGTGTTTGCCAACTCCGCGAAGGCCGAAGAGGTCTATCGCGCCTATACGGAGGACATCGGCGGGAGCGGACCGCTCTGCCGCGCATGGTCTATCGGCTTCATCCCGATCGAGTGGGAAGAGCCGGTGCAGAAGGCGGGCGATGACACACCGCGACGCATCTACAAGAAGTGGGAACTGTTGGAATACAGCGCCGTGCCTATCCCGTCATGCCCCGAGGCGCTGACTCTGGCTGTCGGCAAGGGTATCATCTCCGCCGCGACGGCGAAAGAGTTCAACCCTGACCTGCCTGGGACATCGGCAACCATCACCGCGCCGGGACGTCCAATATCACGCGAAGAGGCCATCAAAATCGCCGAGGGCGTCTTAGAGAAAGCCGAACGCGAGAGAGAAGAAGTCGCGGAGGCTGAAGCAAAGGCTGGCGGCGTCAAGCCCGATGAAACAGTCACGAAGCCCGAGGTGACGGAGAACTACATCCGCATCCCCGTGGACAAGGGCGACCATAGCGGTCACAAAATTCGCACGATGTCGTTGTCCGACGCGAAGGGCATCAAATCGCTCTACTGCGTTGACTGCAAGAAAATCATCACCTACCTGTTCGACAAAGACAAGTGGACGATGGAGACGGCGCGCGCCTGGGTCAACGACCACAAGGAAATCCACGATACCATCGCTCAAGCGGTGTATGAGGACACGATGATTCCGTTTGTGGTAAACTTGTCTCGCTCTGATGCTCTTCGCGACGCCATGCACGACGAGACCATCGGGATGTACGAGAACATCCTGGGCGAGATTCTTGATACACAGGACATGATTCGCGCTCTACCCGCTGTTGTTCAAGAAAAGCAAGTGTTCACGAAAGTTGAACAGCCCGAAAAGTTGAACCCGCCAGCCGCCATCCCGCTCGACAAGGAGATGGTGAAACAGGTGGCGCTCGATATTCTGAAGGCCATCCCGCCCGAAGAACTGCGGAAGCAAATCAACGAGGGCATCGCTCTCGCCGTTGATAAACTGAGAGGTAAGGTCAGATGAAAAAGCAACCGACACATGCGGACCTGCTCCGCGAACTCGAAGCCCTGAAGAAACAGGTCGAGGCGCTGAAGACACAGCCTCCGACGACCATCATCCGGGTCATCGAGCATTGGCCGTCATATCCGCCTTATCAATGGCCGGGATACTGGCCTCATTGGGATCCGATAACGACTCCTTATTGGGGAGGCGGGACCATAGGCAACGGCACCCAGTCCGTTGATTCAAACAACGGGATGCCTCAATACACATTGACATGAGCCAAATCGAAATCGTATGCCCCGGATGCGGCTTCGTCGGAAAAGCGCGTGATGCGTTCGATGAACTCGGACGCCGCACCGCCGTTGTGAAGTGCGCGAAGTGCCAAACGAAGTTCCGGATCACGCATCCGCTGGGCAATAAAGACATGGAACATAAATTTCAGGTCGCCGAGGACATCCCCGACGACAGCGTTTTACTATGACGATACATCTGCTGGCCTCGGCTCTCATTCGGCAAGCACCCCGCTCCGGCTCTAGAGACATCAGGCCGCACCAGCACCCGGTGGAGACACTCCGTGAGAAGTGTCAGCCGGCGAACAGGCGGCTGGAGATGTCAGGACGCACGAAGCGCGGCGGGCGGCACGACACGCCGAAATCCAAAGCCAGCATCGGATAATTTTATGAGCGACGAAACCAAACAGGCTAATGCTCAAATCGACGAGGCCGTCAAACTCGCCGTCAACGAGGCGGTGGGCAAGTACGTCGCCGACGCTATGAAGGAACAGCGCGCCGACGCAGAGGCCAAAATCAAGGAAGCCGATAAGAAATTCCTCATCCCCGAGGAAAAGCAAAAAGCGGCCAATGAAGCCGCCAAGGAGTTCAAGGGCTTCCGGTATTTCTTGGACTCCATCTATCGGTCCCGCAAGTCGGGCACTCTCGACCCGCGTCTCGCCAAACTCTACGTCGAGGAGAAAGGCGGGGCCGGCACGACGGGACACTCGGAAATCGCCGACGACTCAATGGGCGGTTTCCTCGTCCCTGAGGTCTATAGGGCAGACCTGCAGGAACTGGCAATCGAAGATGAAATCGTGCGCCGGTGCGGGCCGACCGTCATTCCGATGACGACCGACTCGCTGAAAATCCCCTATGTCGCCGACACGAGCCACGTCTCGTCCCTGTTCGGCGGCATCATCGCCTACTGGACGGCAGAAGCGGCCCAGAAGTCTGGGACCGCGCCGCTGTTCGGTCAGATGGAATTGACGCCGCACAAATTGGCCGGCATCACCTATGCCTCGAACGAATTGCTCGCCGACAGCGCCATCGCGCTGGAGCCGATGCTCAAGCGGCAGTTCGCGAAGGCGTGGGCGTGGAACGAGGACTACGCTTTCCTGCGTGGCTCCGGTGCCGGGATGCCCCTGGGCGTCCTGAACTGCGGCTGTATCTCTTCCGTCTATCGGGCCGTCGTGTCGCACATCTCCTATGACGACATCGCCAAGATGTATGCGGCCATGCTCCCCACGTCGCTCAATCGAGCGGTCTGGGTCATCAACCCGAGCGTCATTCCGG